CACAAGCGGAGACACCCCAATGTTCAGTTGGCGCATTTATTCGAATATCTAATAATAATGTTTCAGGAGTATCAAGAGTTCCTGTTCCATTGCATTTTTCGTAATCTTCTATTGTTTTTATACCTGTTAGTCTTGTGGCTTCTTGTTCTAATTCCATTATTTTTTGTATTTTCATATATTAATCCATTAATTAGCTTAATTTTTATTTTGCAATTCTAATTTGCATTTTGCAATTCTAATTTGCATTTTGCAACCAATATGGCGCATAATATGTACAAGCGCGTATCTATGGATAGTTCCGCTTCTATCAAAATGGCGAGTATATATAGTCTTCCGCCGGACAACTTAAGAAATGACTAGCCTTTAACGGCTCACTATTAATTTGTTCGGAGACACGGATATGTCTTTTAGCGGAAATACGTTCGCAACTACGCAATACATTCTCGACGAAACTTTCATTAGATTTATCAACTACTTAAATTTTGCAAAGGTTGCCAACCGCAATCTAGAAGGCGATTTCAAGGGCTTAAAATACGCAACTGGCCAAACGATTAACTACCGTTTGGAAGAACGTTATCTCGGTGGATTCGGTGCAACGGCTACTAGTGAGGCTCGCGTACAGGTTGTTAGACCTCTCACTATCGATACTCAATTTCATACAATGGTCGAATTTAGCGGATTTGAATTAACCTTCGATCGCGCTAGGGATCAACCTTATCTCGATATGATGTTAAACCCGCGTGCTAAACGCTTGGCTAACATGGTCGAGCAGTTCATCGGGCAAACAAACTTCCAGGTCAATACATGGCAAGCTTATGGTGCGCCAGGTACTCCGATTGATTTTAATACCGTACTTCAAACTGATGCTTATATGACTCAGTTGGGCATTCCTGAAGACGGTAATAGGTATTGGGCAAATCCGCCAGCCGTATCCGCTACATTAACAAATGATCTCTATACGGTATTTAACATGACCGTCAATAGAGGTGCATTGCTGGATGGATTCATAGGCCACTTATCAGGATTTGATTTCTTCAAAACGAACTTTTTGGTACGTCAAGTTGCTGGTACGCCAACCGCTGCCGTTGCGGGAACCCCTCCGAGTGGTTATTTGGCCGCTGGTCAAATCGTTAATGGTCCTATCACTGGTGGAAATACTTTAAGTATCGATGGTATTGATAATTCATCCGTTGCCGGACAAGTATTATTTAATGTGGGTGATATTATCACGATTGATGCCGCGGCTGCTGTATATATGGTTAATCCCTTAACTTACCAGCCCTTATCACAAACCGCTCAATTTGTTGTTACCGCACAGGTCGTATCATTAGGCACAGGCCCAACAACGGTATATAACGTACCTGTTAATCCTACTATTGTGATTAGCGGCGCTCGACAGAATATATCTGCGGCAATTCCTGATGATGCTCAGTTATATCGTGCTAATAGTCATAATGTTTCAATCGCATTCCACAATCAATCTATCGTCTTTGCAGCGCCTCCAATTAAGGAATTAAAAGGCGGTGTCGAAGCGGTAACGTCCTATAGTGATCTTTACAAAATGGCGATGACTTACTCACTTGGTGCTGATATTCGCAACTACGTTCAATTAGATCGTATCGATATCATCGCAGGTGTGGAAATCAACGGTGAATTTGCCGTACGCGTCCTGTCGTAAAGAATTAAGGCGGCTATAAGGATGAGAAATAGCCGCCTTTTTTTGGAGAGATTACTATGTTTGATAGAAAAAATGTGATTGCTATTAAAAACCCACACGAAGGCCAATTCCAATATTTAGGAAGATGGGTAAACAAAGAGCATTTTAGGGCGTTTGTCTGGAATGAAAATGGTGAACAACGATTAGCTGAATCATATAAGGAATTTGAATCTTTGACGGCAAGCGGTGTTTGGTTTGCATCAAAGCCCGTTCCCGTTGCTTCTAAGGAAAGGAAGCATAAAAATGGCATTACCAGTTCAAACAGTTAATGATTTTGTACAAGACTCATATCAGCTTATTAGTGCGAGTAGCCCGACTGTTCCTTTACAGGGAAATGATCTGTCTAAAGGCGTTCAATTTTTAAATGAATTGATCAGTTTTTATAGTTCTAGTTCATTGCTTTTGCCAATATCGCAGAAAATTGAATTAACAGTGCAAATCAATCAACTATTTGTGACATTTGCCGATCCTGGATTTGTTCCACCTTCTTCCTGGATAGGTAATCCTTATTACGGAACAACATTGCCAAGTTATTCTGGCGGTCGATTAACTAATTTAGAACGCGCATGGTTATCACTCGATGGTGTGACTTATCCTTTGATTGATGAATCACGAGGTGTATTTTTTGGAAGCTATAAATATTTTCCTCAATTGGGTTTACCACGATTTGCTATTATTACAAACGATCTTAACTATACGACGATGCAAATTTATCCTGGGCCGTCTCAAGTTTATAATTTGTGGATTTATGGAAAATTTGAGTTGCCTGTTTTAGTTACAGGCGGAACAATGGCTAATTTTCCTCTTTACTATATTCGATTTTTAAAACTTGCTCTCGCGCGTGATCTTGTTTATTACAAAGGCAGAGCAGCAGCGTGGAATGAAAGACTCGAAGCCATGTTTCAAGAAGCAAGAGATGAAATCGAAAGTGTTTCTACAATGGACTTAGTGATTGATAGTGCTAACGAAAGTTACCTCAATGGCTCTTGGCGATTACGTGCAGGAATATAAAAATGCTATCTTTAAGAAAAGACGGAGAATACGAAATCAAGCCTTTGCCTGTCATTGGAAAATACAATGTACAGCGATTCCCTCAATTCTCTCCTGAAGATGTAGCAAATTTCTATGTTGTTCCTGGCGAAAATACTAAACGACCTTTTGCGATGTATCCGACATTAGGGCGACAGCATATAACCTATGGCGGAATAAATAGACTTATCTTTTCATTAACTCCTCGCACAATATTCCGTACCATTAATTATTGGTATGTCGTAGTGGGAAGCGCAATATACCAGATAGATAAATATTTTAATCAAGTTGAAATCACGCAAGGTAAACTTGCTTCTTATGCGAATAATGTTTATTACGATTATCTTGTTGTAAATCAACTTACTTTTGTAATGATTTCAGACAATGAAAATATTTATGTGTATGAAGAAACGAGCGGAACATTTGATATTGTTACTGATCCGAATGCGCCAGGAAATTTTAGCGTAAATGGTATTCAAACAAAACCTGGAGCAATCGTCGCATTTGGCAACCGTTTTGCTGTTTCATGTTTTAATAGCTCTCAATTTGTTTTATCTGCTATTAATTTGTTAACTGGCAGCCCTGCTGTTTTTGATCCTACAACTTGTTTCACGATAAGTAGTGCTCAAGTATTTGCTCAAGAAAATGGCATTATTCGTCAAATGGGCGTACTCAACAATACGCTTTATATATTTACTGATTTCACGACAGGAATTTGGGCAAATATTCCCGCGGTATTTTCTGGAACAGGTGTTACATTTCCATGGAAGAAAAATTCAACTTATGACTGGAATTTTGGCATAGCAAATCCATTTTCATTAGATATTGATTTTGGTTATATGTGTTTTTTGGCTCAGAACAAAGATGGATTACTCCAAGTAATGGCGAGTTCTGGAAGCGTTCCAGAAAAAATAAGCGATAAGGCCATCGATGTATTGTTTCAACAGTATGTTAATAATTTCGGTAATAATAATCCGTTTTTTTCTAATAATTCGAATGGATTTTTGTATCAATATGAAAATGCTATTTTTTATCGATTGGCAGGCGGTGATTATACGGGAAATGGAATACTAGACCAAGAACAAGCAGCTAATGCCATCGAATATAATTTCGAGATAAAAGAATGGCATCGAAGCATTGAATTAAATGGTGAGAGATCAAGAATACAACAACATTTATTTTTTGATAATACACATTTTGTCTCAATCATAAATGACACGACAATTTATGAATTATCAGATTTTTATATAAATGAAGTGAGAAATCCTGATCAACCAAATCCGCAAACACCTGATGCTTACTTACAATATCCTTTTCGTTACGAGCGAGTAATGCCTATCATCTCACAAGATGATTATTCGGAATTTGAAACAGAATATGCGGAAATCGATTTTGTATTCGGAAATAGTAATATTAATTTTTCAACTGCGCCATTTCAAAATGCCGTATTTATAGTTGATGAGTCGAGCACTCAACTTAATCCTGTTTACATTATCGATGAAATACCGGATTCAGACGGACAACCTGTTTTTATGATAGATGATCAAGGAAATACGCCTTCTATATCTGAATTGACATATAATACGCTTTATAAGCCTTCGATTGAGTTATTTTTCTCTGATGATGGTGGAATATCATTTAATTCGGCCGACGTTAGAGTTTTCAGTCAGGAAGGCCAATATCAATGGCGAATGAGATGGTATCAGCTTGGCGCATCAAGAAATAGAGTTTATAAGTTAGTAGCAGTCAGCCCTGTCCCAATTGTTATTTTGGGCGGTGTCATGAATGTAAGGAGGCTCAGTGGGGGCGCCAACTAATTTACCTAGACTTGATCCACCGATTAATTACGGTGATCTACCGCCTGAAATCGTGAGATGGCTCTCTGATGTGGTAGATTTATTTAACCAAGCTATGCAGCAAATAGAGGACGCATAAATGGCTATTTTTGACATGATAAATAGCTTTCTTAATCCGCAAGAAGGATATAGAGCAGCTAAAGCACCGATTAATGAAGCTTTCAGGCAAACTGAAGCTTACGGCAAGCCATACTGGCAGCAAGGCATTGAGCAGACAGGTAGGCTAAATGAGGCTGAAAACGCGCTTCTAAATCCGGCTGAATTAGAATCAAAATGGGCTGGTGGTTATGAAACATCGCCTTATGCTAGGCAAATGCTTGAAGCTAATAAAAACGCAGGCCTTGAAGCGGCTAGTAGTATGGGATTAATGGGTAGCAGTGCGGCATTGAATAATATTCAAACTGGTGCGGGTAATATTATGGCTCAGGATAGACAGCAATACTTAAATGATCTCATGCAAAAATATATGACTGGTATTGGTCTTGGTCAAAATATGTATGGAACTGGTGCGGGAATGGGTCAATTTTTGGGAAATGCCGCAACAAATAGAGGACAAAATTTGGCTCAACTTGAATATGGCGAACAAGCAGCGCCAGGACAGTTATTTGGGAATTTATTAAAAACAGGTATTTTATCAGCGGCCATGTTTAATCCTTCAACATCTAAATATGCAGGAGCCGCAGCAGTCAGAGGAATAGCGGGAGTATAATGTTATGGCTTTAAACATTCCAATGCCTAAATTTGGTAGTGATATCGTCGCTACTATTCCAGGAGAAGCACAAAATATCCTTAGTAAGATATTACAAGGTCAACAGCGTGGACAGGAATTAGCAGAGACAGCTAAATATCATCAAGGCACGTTAGATATTAGCCGTGGAAATCTCGCTATAGCAAGACAAGCTGAGGCACGTGCTCAAAAGTTATTGCCTTACATAATGCAGGAATATAAAGATGTTCATGGTAAAAATATGTCAGCGTTGGAAATGCAAAATCTTTACAATGGTTTGATAAAAGATGCTTTGTCAAATAATCAACCTATTCCAATGGCACAGCCATCACAAGCACAGATTCCGACACAGGAAGAACCGACTTCTGTTCCCTATTCACCAATGCGCCCAATGAAAGAACAAACAGAAACAGGATTGCCTTACACTGCTATTAATCAGCAAAACATTCCTGGCATGGAACAATATCAGACTTTAATGCAACCTCCTTCTACTCTTTCAGTGCCACAAAGAGCGTACGATCAATTAGCAACTCAACCGACTATTGAACAAAATGCTGAAGGGGAACAAATTATAAGACCTGGTAATCCTAAGTTAAATAACTTAGATGCGATTGCAGGATTTCCTAATTCTCCTATTAAATCTCCATCTGTTCAATATGATAGAAAAAATGGATTCATTTATACGCAATATCCGAGCGGTAAGATTACTCGACAAAAAATGGAAGGAACAGATGAGCAAGGAATTCCATATAGAGAAACACCACAACAAAAAGAAGAAAGAATGGTTAATACGGCTGCAAGAATAGCAGCTAAAAAAGATGAAATAGCTATAGAGAGAGAAAACAGAAAAGAAGCGGTAAAGATTGAAAATTCTGTTGATCCAATAATCAAAAGTTCAAATTTAGTTAATGAAGCAATAAGTATTTTGAAAAAAAATCCCAATATTACTGGGATGAAAAATTATTTAGGAAAAAAGACAAAATTATCTAAAAATGAAGAATTGGCACGATTAGATACTATTTTTGGAAAAATTCAAGCTGAAATGTCTAAATATGCAGCAGCAAGGCCAGGCGCTCAAAGCTTAAAATGGGCGGAAAATATTAAGGCAAATATTTTTAATACCAATAAATATAATTTAGGCATGTTAGAACAAATGTTAACAGATTCAAAAAACGACTATGAATATGAAAATCAAAGATACATGCAAAAAGTTAATAAAAAATTACCAGTTAATTTTCCAGGTTCAAAAGAAAATAATATTGTTACAGTTGAAAAACCTGATGGAACAACAATTAATCTACCGGAAGCGGGAGCTATGCAGCTTGTAAAAGACCATCCTAATCATAAAATTGTGAGTAAATAATATGTCTGACGAAATAGATTATTCACAATATGGCGCAAAATCTCAGGATATTGATTATTCTCAATATGGTCATGCGCCGGTTGAAAATGAGGCAGTTAAAAAATATGTTCCTAATACGATAGGAAATAAGTTAGAGATTGAAAATCAATTAGGCTTCGAAAATGAACCAGGATTAAAAAATTTAAACTTAGATAAGAATTTATTCTTGGATTTTCTTAGTGGTCGTTATCGTAGTCCAGAGAAATATAATGCACCAATTGGATTAGGTGAAATGGCAGCAAGGGCAATACCAAAATTAGCAGAAAGCGTAATTGAATCGGGTGGTAGAGCATTAAATTTATTGGGTGAACAAGGTTATGAAGCTTTAGAATCAACAGCACAACACCCTGTAAGAAGTGCTGGAACTGCCGCCGCAGGAATGGGTGATTTATTACAAAATTTATTAAATATACCAAGGAATGCACCTCAAACGTTTGCGAATTTAGGATTATTAAATCCTGAAACAGCTAAAAAATTAACTTCACCTTATCAATTTGATTTATCTAAAGTAACTAATGCTATAGCTGGTGAAAAATTCCCTGGCAGCGAATTAATACGAAAAACATTTGAAAATTTACCAGTGACATTGCCAGTAGGTAAAGCCTTAACCCAGGCATCTATTGGAACAGCTAAAACAGCCGCGGGAATACCTTTTAAGATAATGGGTAAAACTGATCCTTTTTTGGCGGCTCAAGAATCTTTATTAAAAGGAAAGATTTCAGAAAAATCACAAGAAATTGAACAAGCAGAATTAGAACATAAAGCGCAAACAGAAAAATATAATGCAGCTATTGCTGAAGCTAAAAGAACATTGCCTGTTTCTGATGCTGACAAAATGGAATATCGTTTAAATCAACATAATAAAAGATTGAATGAAATTAATAATGAAAGCGCAACGTTATCAAAAAATTTAGAAGAAATGAAAGAACCTACTTTTGAAAAAGGTCATATTGAGAATGCTGAAAAAGCATTGCAATATAAAAATGAAGCAAAAGAAAATATCAATCTAGCCGAAGAACAACACGAAAAAGCTAAAGGTTTTCTTGATCAATCAGAAAAAAATATTGCACAACATTTAAATGAAGGTTTAGCACATGATGTTCATGTAGCAAGATATTTGAAAACAGAAATGGAAAAAATTGAAAATGAAGGAAAAAGTTCATTTTCAAAACTTAAGAAAGATTTAAAAGATTCAAACTTTAAAATGCCGGAACAATCCATTAATAATTATAATTTGGATTTGAATAATATATTTGCTGCAATGAATAAATCAGGATCTAGAGTAATTAATCCTAAAGATTTAATACAAAATCCTTATTTACAAGATTTATTAGAAAAAGCACCGACTAATTTAGACACTAAAGCATCTGATTTTATTACAAAATTTCAAGATTACAGGGATCATAGATATGATTTATACGATAAATTGAAACTGGCTAAAACGGCCGAAGAAAGAAATCAAATATATCAAGCTTTGAAAGATTCCGAAAATATAACTTCTGTTATCAAAAAAACGCTTGATGAAGGGCTAGGCGAATTTAAATCTGAATGGGATAGAGTAAATAAAATTTATTCAGAACAAATTTATCCATTACGTT